GTGAACTCTCATCTGTACAAATCACGAAATCCGAAATCGTCATCGGAGAACCTGCTCGGTTTTGTGCCGCCAGCAACTGAGTCAGAAGTTGCGTCACCCCATCGGATTTTAGCGCCATCTATATCCGCCAAAAACTCAAATGCCAAGTCGCCTGAAAAGTCGTTCTGCAACTGAGCATCGGTATATTTTAGGTTTGATGCCCTATCAAATCGTGCAAGCTCTGACTCTGCGGTAAGAGAGATTACATCCCCACCGGAAGCGCCTATTGATACATTCATCTGGTCCATAGCGCCCTCCCACACCACCGTGGGATCAGCGAGGAGTGCGTCATCAGCGTCCAATACGCCCAGATAAACCTTCACCGGGTGCATGTAATAGTCTTCTGTTAACGCAGCGCCTGAAATGGTCGCATCCAAACCAGATAGCGAGAGCGTGATTTTGTAGGGGCTAATATCAGCGCCCTCTTCAATCTGGCTAATCTCTCCTAAATCCCCAACACCCAACCAATCCTGACCACCCCATGTGTAAGTACCGATGGAGTTGTGCAAGTACAAAGTCCCGCTGGGAAACTGTAGCTCGGCAAAGGTGACCAGCGCAACGTGCTGTGATGATAACGCAGTCAGTACATTCGCAGGAAAACCGCGACTCATGCCAGAACATCCTCAACCGCTTCTATATTGAAGCTCGACGTGATGCTCAATTGAGTATCCCATGACGCTGGACCTGAAAGAATAAAGACACCCTTTGGCACCGTGTACTCAACTATCGTGTCATCTGCTGGGGTCTTTCTTATCGGAGGAGCAATTGAAATGGTCACATTGCCAGAAGCATCTGAATTTGTATCAGCAACAACCATGTGTAATTCATTGTTAAAAGCAATGTAATCCCCAGCCTTGAGGTAGTTGGCGACACTAGCGGTAGCACCATCACAAACCAAACTGGTTCCCGATTGAGTACCACCGTTTACTTGTAGCGTCCCACCACCACCTCCACTCAATGTGTAGGAGTGATCTTGAACAGTAAACCTGTGCTGTTGCCCGTTTAGTTTTGCCAGAAACGCTTGCATCGTCTTGCGGTCAGCGCCAGACAAGTTAGCGAATTGCATGCTGATCTTCCACAGCGAACCTTTGCGCGATGTGGTCTGAATCGCATTGGTCAACGGTGACTGAAACGTGCGGGTATTCGCTACAAGCTCAAACGTGTTCGTAGTAGGGGTAATGCTAGGGAATGAGAATGTTGTCACGCGAACCTTCTCCTACGCATCAAATCTTGAATAGTCATTATAGTCTGCTGACTAGTTTGAGCCATAGCAGTTTTAATCTTCTGGTCTACATCAGCGCCAGAACCGCGAGCATCAACATTATTGATAACAGTAATCCCAGCACCTCCCCCCTTAGTATGGTCTATGACTGACTCATTCGGGTGAATCATCGCCATGCGACCACCCTTTCCATCAAGTCCACCAACACGAGCGCCGTACCCGGTGAAACCACCACCCTCAAAGCTCTGTGCTTTTATTTGCGCTACGTTAGCCATTCCCAAGGCGAATGTCGTAGCACCAAGTATTTGACCCAAAGGCGGGGGAAACGCCCCGATAGCTTGGTTGTAGCCCTGAAAAGCCGCCATCGTAGCCTCAGCCATACGAAAAGCCTTCTGTGCGGCAAATACTCTTTTGTTGTTAGAGTCCAGCGCCATAAGGTTGTCTTCAAGATTACCAAGAGCAACATCCTTACGTTTCTTTTCGTCGGCAGCCTCTTTAGTCTTCCGCTTATCATTGTCAGAGAAGTTCTTGTTTTGAACGGCAGTAATAACCGCGAAGGCATCAGCCTCCGCTTTTGCAAGGTCTTCAGCGGCCTTGATGTCTTCTTGTCTTTTCTTCCTAGATGCGTCCTTTGATTCTTCAACAGCCTTCAATGTCTCAAGCTGACTCAAAAGCTCAAGCTCATACAATTCTTCGGCGCTTATAACTCCATCTAACTGCGCCTTGTATGCGGCAGCGGCAAGCTCGTTCATACCGTAGGTTGCAACCTGCATTTCAAGGCTTTTATTGGAATCCACTAAAGATTGATCTACACCAGATAATGAAGCCCTAACTGTCTCTAGTTCAGCTTCAGCCAATCCAACTTGATTTGCATAACGCTTAACATCTTCTGATGCTCGTTCAAAAGCGTCGGCGTTTTGATTGACTTGTCCTCTGACTTTGGATTGAGACTTGTCAGCTTGCCTAGTTTCAGCTTCTTGCAGATTCTTTCTTGCTTGAGCCAAAGCATCTACCAAATCTTTCTCACGCTCTATCAACTGCGCTTCAGCAATCGCTCTTTGAGCGCCAGACAGGCTATGAAGTGAAGCCGTGCTTTCTTTTGCGTTCTTTTCTAGCTCTTCAAGAATGTCATTTGATTGGGTTAAAGACTTAACAAGAGGCCCGGCAATCGCCGCGCCAACAGCTAAGATACCACCCAACATAGCCCCCTTAGGGCCGAAGAGAGAGGCAACCTGAGAACCCTGTTGCCCAAAGACGATCATAGCGTCAGTGCCCATCTGAAGCTGTACAGCAACGTCCTGAACCTGATGACCCAACTGACCAGCGCCACCGCGCATAAGACGCATTGTACCGTTCAGGTCTTTGCCTGCCTTGGCAGTGTCGCGGAACTTAGTGTTGATTCGATCAAGGGGCTTAGATACTTGATCTTTGACGGTTGCCCGTACCTGAATCTCAGCGCCTGTTGCCATCAACCAACTCCTGCTTTACACGGTAATAGGTGAACCAGTGATTAAACTCATTCACCGTCATATCCAACACAACTGAGAGGGGCTGACCAAGGCGACTAGCAAGTTCAAACATCAGGAACAAGTCAGTCGGCTCCCCTTGGTCATCAATCAGTTTTTTTCACGATCCTCGTCGTCATCACCGATAATACCTAAAGCAAAATTACCTAGACGAACAACGATGTCAGCATCAACACCCTTCTTCAATTTCACCTTGTCTTCAAGTGTGAATACCGGCTCGCCTTGCTCATCGGTTAGACCGAATATGCAGGCGTAAACCAAGTAGTCAAAGGTGTCTCCATCAGCACGCTTCGTCATACGAGACTTGGCATCCATCGTGAGATTCTTTGCGTATACGGTCGCATCCCACTCAGGGATATTCATACTTCTTGTTTCGCGGTTACTAAAATGAGCAACCGCTTGATCTATGAGTTTCGTCATTAAACGGTACTCGTTGTTATAGCGCCTGTCGCTTGAGCAGTGATAGATGCTTCAATCATTCCATCAAAAGATGTGTTGATTGAGAATCCCGTGACGATTGCAGGAACACTGTATTTCGTATCACCAGACGAGTCGCCTTCTGGATACAGGTCAAGCGTTACTTCTGACTTAACACCCAATGCGACCTGACCAGACGTGTCCGTTTCATCCCAGAACACTTCAAGGGAAATATCTGCTGTCGATAGCGTAGGTTTAAATGTGCGAGCAGTGTCGCCCATAGCCGTATCTTCAACCGTATCGGCTGATTGGTTTAGAGTGAAAGAACGGACTTCTGCAACTTGATTTGCACCGATCTTAACAACCCCGTCTATGCCGGTATGCGTAGCCATTATTAATCCTCCTCGGATTCATCAGTTTCTTCCGCTTCAGCGGAGGGTTTATCAATAGCAGCGTCCGTCCGAACCCAGCCTTTTGATTCTAAGTATTCAACCCGGTCTATATTGACTCGGATTAATGAGCCGTTGTATTCCATCTCGACCATGTTAGACCGCCGTTGTTGGATCGTTTTCTTTAGTGACGTATTCAACTTGAATACGCAGTGTTGCCCTTGCTACAGGCTGATCTCCTTCGCCAGAAAACTCAGCATCCATCGCAGTGACCTTTGTATCTTTCGCGTACCCACCCCTAGTTAAGTCGGTGTACAGCGCAACTTCAATTTCAGAACATATTGTATCTAAAGAATCATCGTAATTAGAGTTGCCGCGAACATAAGCCTCGACGGTTACTGATAAAGTTCTAATCTGCGTCCTAGGCAACCCGACAGTGGCGTATTCACTGTTTTCATCGGATGTATATATCGCCAGACCGGGTAGGTTGTCAGCCGCTATCGGATAAACTCGACTAGCGAATACGCGAGAACCTGTAGTCGTTAAACCAGTGAGGGTGGTTTCTATATTCTCCCTGATAGACTGCCTTACATGCGGCATCAGTTTTTACTCACAATAAGCTCAGTCATTCCAGTACCGTCAGCCATAACAATCTGGACGGTATATGTATTGCCTTCATAGGCAACAGTGTCGCCTTGTGCAGCCGCTGATATATCAGCCGTTCTCATTAGCAAGCGGGGTCTACTGACTGCGAATGCAATCGTTCCCCCAGCCTCAACGCCTTCATAATCGTTATCAACGATAGCTTTGTATGTAGCCGCAGATTGACCTTGGAGCGTGTAAGATACGTCAATCCCAAAGTCGCTAAGCATTAACAGCCTGTCACCTGCAACTTCTACAGCCATTAGTCAGCCTTCTTACGGGTTCTTCTTCTAGGCTTGTCTTCGCCCAAACCAATAGAACGGTCTTCCGTCTTCTCAGGCTCGGCATACGGAACAATCCGTTCAATGCCGATCAAGCCGTTAACGTCAGCCTCATCAAAATCTTTTCCGCTCTCAACAATGTCACCAACATTCCATGTGGAACCTTTGATGACGCAACGCTTCTTTACTTCGTACTTCATATCACCTCCAAGGAAGACCCCCCACCCGAAGGTGAGGGGCTTCGTCAGCTTACTTAGCCGTCGTTACCGAATGCGAAGCTCACTGCATGACGTACCGCTACGTCTACAGATTGCAATGCAACAACTTTGACAGTTCCGCTAGTGCTTGCGGTGTACGGGTCAACAACAATGTCTAGCCCACCGAACATGCCGATGAGTAGATCGCTGAAGTTACCAAAGTACAGGTTTCCAGCCGTGGCTTGGTTAGACAAGATGCCTTGATAACCATTGATGGTGCCGCCCGGCTCAACTACGAATTGAGCTGTGTTGGTGGCTTTCTCAGTGGTCTTCAATGCTCCGTACATGGCAGCAGGCAAGATGTAAGACAGGTTGCCCATCAGAGCATTGTCTTCCGCTACAGCGGTTTCCAAGGTCACAACTTCAGCAAATGTTGGGTTTGCAGCAGCGAAGTTGGTTACTTGATTAACGCCAGTAGTGTTCAAGATGCCTGTTGGGTTGCCTGAAGAGCCAGAGCCTTCTAAACCAGCTTTGTCAATCGCGGTAGCGATAGATTGAGCTAGATCGTCACGGATCAGCGCCTCAACGTCCAAAGAACTTTGGATTAGAAGTTGACGAGTAACGTCAGTGTGTGCGCCCAAAGTCTTAGGGGTCATGCTTACGTTGCCGATGGTCATTTCGGATTCAGAAGAAGCCGCACCTTCACTTGCCACGAATGCAGCGGTAGAAGCAGCGGTCTTCTTAGGAATCTTAACGTCACCTGACAGACCACCCAGCATACGAGCACCGGCCTGCATTACGCTTGAAGCGTTACGCAGAGCGTCGATGAACTCTTCGCCTTTGAAGTCTTCAGCAATCAAGTCGCCGTCAGAGCCAGCAGACATATCACGCTTCCAGTTCCGCAGAACCTCAGCAGGCAACATGATGCCTTGAGCAGTCACGCCGTACTGTTGCGCAGCGGCGCGAGATGCCTCGAACTCAAACCCAGCAGCTTCTTGAGCGCGGCGATCAGTTGGGTTGGCCAAAGCGTGAATTGCACGCAACATGCTGAAACGACCGACTTCCTTACGGGTCAGACCAATCTCTTGGTCCTCTACAGCGCCAACACTACCAATCTCATCAAGCAGCTTCATACGAAACTCTTCAATGCTCACACCCTCAGAGATAGCGTTTTGCGCCATGTCTGACTTGTTGTAACGAGCGCCTAGCTCAACGATCTGAGCGGCGTTCTTTTGTGCGGCTTGACGGGCTTGCGCCTCAACCGCCTGTACATCTACTTCTGACATAATTTGCTCCTTTGCATTGTCAGTTACGATCACGGGTTGTTGCGAAGCCTCGCTAGACCGACCCACACCAACTGTCACATCAGCGGGGATTGATACCAAACTTGCTTCGTGGATGCGATATTTCTTGACCACATATGTGTCCTTGTCCTTCCGCTCCATTTTTTGCACCGAATAACCAATGCTGACATTAGCCTTGATACCATCGGTAACATCATCGAAAGCCTCTCTAGCCAGTGCGCCTTTTCCAAAACGCACAGTCGCCCGGAGTCGCCGGGCCGAGCCATCAAGGCTTACAGATTCAATAACGCCCACTTGCTTCTCAGGATCGTGGTCCAACAAGAGTGGGGCGCGTCCAGATTTCAGGAATGACAAGTCAATCGCTTCGTCTGAATGTTCTAATACTTCCATCCCGAAAGAACGCATAACCGGCTCTTCACTTGAGATAGCCATGCGAACAGTTCGCTTATCTTCATCGACGGGCGACATTTCCATCGCCATAGCGCGGGTCATATTTGACTCCTCCGCTCTATCGTCATAAGCGTTCTCTACAACTACTTCTTCGGCTTCTTCAACGACCTCTTCAGCCGCCTCATCAGCCATTTCCATCTCGTCTTTGGCGAACTCAACGATGTAAGAATCATCAGTTTCTTCGACATTCTTGATATGACGCTCTGAATCCATAGTAGTTTCTTCACTTTCGCTTACAAGTTGTTGATTTTCCATGGTTTTGTCCATCGTGTCACTCCATTTATTGTCACTTTCTGAATCAAAACCTCTATCATCAGAACTTAGTGGATGGCCTTTCGGTAGTAGGTCTGTGTCATGCTTGCCGCTGCGAAACTTACCGTTACGCAATACATATAAGAACGAGTTTACGCGAGCGTAAGCCCATTGCTCAGGACTCTTCACTGTCGGTCGAACAGACCCCGGATTCGTCTTATAAGCTCCGACACCTCGTCTAAAAACCGCTGATAAAGTTCGTAAATTAGTTCTTTTAGTTGGTTCATCGCCGTAATCCTCATTATGGTCTTCAACCTTCTTCTGCAAACCTTTCTTAACTGAACCAGATAACGCCGCTCTGTCCTCTTCTTCGTCGGCAGCATCTACCTGTTTTTTAACTCGCCTAGACACGGCGAAACCAGCGTCCCCGCCCCATAAAGCCCAAGCGATTCGCCCTGCCGATGGATAACCCTCCTCCCCCGGACGAAAGCCTTCAGCTTCTTTATCTACCTCGTGGCGAGAAAAGAAAGAGTACATACGCTTCATTGTGTCGATAGATAGCTCTTTACGGTTGGATATATCACGCGCTCTAGCCACGCCAACCTCAGTGCCGCCACGACCGAATTCCTTACGCCACTCAAGCCCTCTATTAGCCTCTTCAACCATCGCTTCCGTGGGCTTGGTATTTATGTCCCTACCCTTATATGTCGCCATCAGAATCCCCAGCAATCTCAGCTTCTACAGGTAGTATCTGCCCTGCATACGGCTCAAGTGCGTACTGAACACCAAATTGCTCCATTAGAGCCTTGTCACGCTGTATTTGAGCCAACAACTCTTCGGTATCTTTGCCGTAGTTACTAGCAACATCCTGAAGGCTCAAGATTCCGTTCTTTAACCCAAGAACGGCAGCCGTCATTTCTTTCTGCGGATCAACCCATGACCAAGCTCTACCACGAAACTCACTTTTGCTCGCAAACCTATCGTATTCACGAATAGGCACGATAATCGCGCCCATCTCCATGGTGGACGCAAGCCAAGTCTCATAAACGCGACGAATAAAGCTGTCGATCATAAATGTCTGGAGGTTTTTGTATGAATCACGCTCCTCCAACGCCCCCTGACGAATGCTCGAATAGCTAGTGGCCTCCAAGTCGTTTGATAGGGATGTATATGAAGCTCCCTCAAGGCCGCTTGCGATACCCTTTAGGATTGCCTTATGGAAGCTGTCAAACTCGTTAGACGGGTACTGAGGGTCAAATGCGGTGAAATCCACTCCGTTTGGTAGCTGGTGGAACGTGCCGGGTTCCGCATCCATGATTGGTACATTGCCATCAAGGTCATCAGCAACGAATCCATCTCCAGCGGGAGAGGTGAAGAAGCCCATTTTAGAGGCTCCGACACGAGCGTTAACAACCGCAGCTTCTCTCAACGCGCCTAACTGCTTCAAACCGGCCATAGATGGGGCCATCCAAGGCTCCCCCCTCGTTTGACCAGCGCGTAACTGCTTGAAAACATGAAACATTCTCTCCGAAGGTATGCGGATATGCTTCGGACTCTTAGAAATAGATGTAAAGTCGTAGTCACCGGGGTGATACGACAACATATGATAGGCAACTGGGCGCTTAAACTTGTCAATCTCAACACCCATACGAACTTCATTGCCGTTTTTTAGGTATTCAGAGAATTCAACGTCAATTCTATCTGGCTCAATGATTTGTAAGCTAAATGAATCGGTAAACTCAGATCCGCGATGGATGATAATGAACGCCTCACCGTCACGGGCGATTGATTCGATCACCATTTTTTGCACATCAATCCACGACATCTTGCCGTCTACTGTGCAGTTTCCGTACCTACCCCAAGACCTCCACTCATCTTCAACAGCCTGATTTCCAGACTCGTCTAGCTTTCCACCAGACGCTAACGCCTTGACTTGCAGCGTAAAACCACGCTCTCCCACTACATTATTCTTGAGGAGAGTGAGGTATCGCTTCGCATATTCGTTGTTACGCGCCAAATCCCTAGAGCGAGAGCGCAAACGGGTCAAGGCAGGCTTTAATTCACTGTCGGCACTGCGTTCAGATGACCTGAAGTCATCAAACAGCCTAGAAGTGTTAGCTCCAGCGTAAGAACGCTTAAAAGGCACCACTTTTGTGGGTTTGGCTCTAAATCTATCAAAAAGCCCCATTAAAACCTCACTTTGATAGTTGCAGAGCCAGTTTTACCTTGCTTGCCACGCTCTTTCGCTTCGTGTTGCAAGGTTTCAGCCCTATAGAAGTCCCTAGCATCAATCAATTCTTGGAAAGACAGCTTAGTTAAAGAGCGACCAGCGATGGAGTAAGAGGAAACGTCTGCATCAGCCTTGCCAAGCAGCAAAGATTCAATCTTGCCAATCATTTTCTCCGCAAAAATGCGCGGATCAGCTTGGTTGTCATCAAGATCGACGATGATGTTAAAATCACCCTCGCTCAATACGATTCTATTTGAGCTAGACGTTTGGGTTATTTCTAACTGCCAATGGTACTTACCAGCCCCATATGCGGCAGATGTAGCAGAATCTATAGTGAACAAGTAACCATCGGTTATTTCAGTAGCAGAAACAGTAAATTCTGCATTGCCACCTTGATGTTCTCGGGCAACGTATTGAGCCGAATGGGTGGCAGTTGGGTAGTCGCTCACGAAATCAGTGCGCTTCCACTGAACGTAATCCCCTACAGTAAAGCTCTCCGGCTCTGTCGTTGGAGCATTAGCCGGGTCAAACAGGTTCGCCATAGATTACCGCCATGAGTTAGCAAAACTACGTCCCGCTCTAGGTACAAATGGACGCTTGTTTGGGGTTACGGGAACTTCCTTCGATGGCCCATTTTCCTCCAAGACAGAAGGTTCGTCAAGTTTATCCGCTAACCCATTGATATTTATGCCAATAATAGCATAGGCCGCATAGGCGTATACCATACAGTCTAATGCTTCATTCCTTGCCCTAATCTTCTCAAAAACTCTCTTTTTGTAGCCTTTGTGATACCTAGTGACAATCTTCTCTGCTGTTAGCTGTCGGAAATACTCGTCATTCAGTTTCTCAGAGAAGTGCATATATCCCGGCCCGTTCTCTTGAATCCGCATGCGAGCAAACATCAAGTCTTTAACGGTATCTACACCAATCGGGAAAAGTGGACACCTGCCGACATTGTTTTTACTGGGGCGACCGGCGACAGGCTTACCCTCCCCTCCCATACCTTTGATTGCAAAGATCTTGCGTCCAGCATTTCTTTTGCAGTACGAGTAGACGGAGTTGGTGAAATGGCCTCCAGAGTCAACGCAAGCGGCACGAATGGCGATCTGTCTTCCATTCTCGGTTTCGTACTGGGCGAACAAGATGGAGTCGAGAGCAGTCCATAGCTGCGGAGTAGATGGATCTCCGTAAAGGGTGATGTGGTCGATAACCCAAGACTCATCATCTCTCCCATAACCAATAATTGATATTTCTAACCGATTGTCCTGTACATCGACACCAGCGACTAGAATTAAAGCGTCATCAGGGATATTTGGCATCTCTTCTCTACGCTCTGACAGCATATAGTCATCAACCGTCTCGCCGATGTCGCTCCATGTCTGACCTAGATATGTGTTCGTCCATACACGCAATTGCTCAGGATTGCTCTTAACGGCTAGGAACTCCTTAACTGCATCAGGGAGGGGAGTCCACGGAGAGTAAAGACCAGAGATGGCGAAGCCAGCAACCCCATGAAACGGTTTCTTAGCAATCCATGTTCCATTACGGATAGACCAAACCCTATCAGCGTCAGTCCACAATACCCCACACTCATCACAGACGTATTGCGCTGTGTCTGAATTGTTGTCTTGCCACTTAACATTAGCCCACTTCATAACCTGATCGGTTTCACAGTGTTTACAAGGAACGTGGTAATGCCGCTGGTCAGACTTCTCAAAAGCATCCTGAATGCGACTGTTATCTTCGTTAGTAGGTGTTGATACAGAGATCAATTTACGATTCCAGAAAGTGGCTGCACGCTTCTTCGCAAGCTGTATAGGGTCTCCCTCGCTCCCTGCTGATGGGGGGTATCTATCTACCTCGTCACACAAAACTATCCTGATAGGGCGTGATGCGAGTCCTGACGGGCTATTAGCACCAACCATCGTCAATGCTCCACCGGGGAACACCTTGTGTAGAGTTGTATTGCCTGAATCTCGTGCTCTAGGGTCTTTTACCTTTCCCCGAAGAGCCGGTGTGCTTTTGATAAGCCCCGCAGCCACGCGGTCTTTGCTGAATGCTTGAGCCATCTCCAGAGTTGGCTGCAACACCAAAATAGGAGAAGGGTCGTTATCAATATGATACCCCACGATATTAAGAATAATCTCTGTCTTGCCAAGCTGCGCTCCAGCCATAACGACAACCTCTTGAATGGATGGATCAGAACACGCATCCATTATCCCCCTTTGATATTCAGCACGGCTTGTATACCACCGACCGGGTTCAGCACTACTTTGTGAGTCCAGCCGTCTTTCTTGGTCTGCCCACTGGCTTACGCTTAGCCTTGGCGGAGGGCGGAAGGTCGTCATCGCCTTCTTCAAGTGATCCTGAAGATGTAGAGGTGGGGTTTGTTTCTGGGTCATAATTCGCTAGTTCTTCCAATGCTTCGTTGATTAGGTCTTCTAGGATGATCTGACATCCGCCCGCTGATTCTTCATTAGCTAGTATCGGTGCAGCCTTAGTTGGGATTGACAGTAGCTTGGCTTTTACCGCACCAACCACGTCAGTCCACGCTGTAACGACTTCTTCTGCCGTCACAAGCTC